TCCGAGAACGCCCTGTTTACACGGGGCGTTTTTGTGTTATAATACTAATCATAGACGGGTAGCACGCAAGTGTCCGTATGACTGGGGGGAATAGCCTCCCACCGAACGCAGGTGTTGAATTGCCAGGAGGGTCCGGATTTGCCGGGTAGCTTTCCGAGAATCGTTTAACCACTTTTCATCGGAGGCTATAATGTCCTTCCAAGTTGATGCTGCATATGTTAACCAGTACCGGAACAACGTTTCCATGCTGGTCCAACAGAAGGGTTCGCGTCTGCGCCCCTTCGTCCGTGTCGAACCGCAGAATAGCGAGTTTGAGTTCTACGACCGTATCGGTGCTACCGACGCGGTTGAAATCACCGGTCGTCACCAAGACACCCCGCTGGTTAGCACTCCGCATGATCGCCGGCGCGTCTCCCTGCGTGACTACGACTGGGCTGACCTGATTGACCGTCAGGATAAGCTGAAGATGCTCATCGATCCGACGAGCGCCTACGCGATGAATGCTGTCTTCGCCATGGGCCGCAAGATGGACGACGCCATCATCGGGGCTGCTTTCGACTCTGCGTACAGTGGCAAAACGGGTCAAACCCCCGTGTACTTTCCGAACAGCAATCAGGTTGCGGTGAACTACGTTGAGTCTGGCGCCGCGGCCAACGGCAACCTGACCATCGGCAAGATTCGCCGGGCCAAGGAAATTCTGGATGCGTACGACAACGACCCGGATGAAGCTCGCATTATGACCTGCACGGCCAACAGCCTGCACAGTCTGCTGCGCAACATCGAAATCACGTCACAAGACTACAACGTGGTCAAGGCACTGGTTGAGGGCAAGGTTGACACGTTCATGGGCTTCAAGTTCGTGCGTACGCAACGCCTGCTGACTGACGGTTCTGGCTATCGTCGCCACATCGCCTGGGTGCAGTCGAAGCTCCTCCTGGCCGTGTCGCAAGACCCGATGGTCGACGTCGGTCCGCGCCGTGACAAGCGCAACTCCATGCAGGTATACGTGACCATGGGTATCGGCGCTACGCGTATGGAGGAACAAGGTGTTGTCGAAATCAAGGTCGACGAAGCCGTCCTGTAATCAACAGAACTAAGGAGAATCGAACATGGCAAACAGCAATACGACGCAAGTAGCTGGCATCCTGTCCGTGCCCCCGACTCCCCAAAAGGTTGGGGACATCGGCGGCCGCGTACGTACCCTTCAGGGCAACTTCGCACTGACGGCCCTGCCGGCCGGCGACACCATTTGCATTGGCAAGCTGCCGAAGGGCGCGCGCCTGCTTCCTCAGTCCTGCATCATGGTTACCACGACGCAAGGCACTGCAACCCTGGCAGTTGGCTCGGCTCCCAGCCAAGCTAACGGCCAACTGGGTGGCACCATCACAGCGACAAAGTACGGCTCTGCTCGTGCATACACTACGGCTGCAGACCCGTTGTTCCTCGACCAGGTTGCCAACCTCGGTGTGGAGATCACCGCCGCCTACGGCGAAGACATCTACATTACGATTGGCATCGCTCCGGCGACACCTGGCACGCTCAAGACGTTCCTGCAGTACGTTGTTGACTAATCAGCTGCCGCTGAGCCTTTGCCGTGATGAGCTCCTCCAAAGGGCCATCACGGCCTTTTCGGAGGAGCCATGGCCAGTTCAATCACGGAGATTGCAAATCTTGCGCTAACGTACATCGGAGCTGATCTGATCACTTCGCTGGATGATCCGCAAAAGTCCGCTATTCTCATCAAGCAAAACTGGCCTATCTGCCGGGATGCTGTTCTACGCGCCTACCCATGGAACTGTGCGGTAAAACGCGATGTCCTGGCTCCGCTTGCTGACCAACCCGCATACGGTTGGTCATATTCGTTTCTGCTGCCCCCGGACTGCCTCAGAACCCTTGGACTCGAGTCCGATGAACCCTTCACGATTGAGGGTCGCAAGCTGCAGTGCAATTCCAACGTCATTAAGATCAAGTACATCGCGCGTGTAGAAGATCCGAACGAGTATGACGCGTTGCTGTCTCAGGCCCTTGCGGCCTACTTGGCGCACCTGCTGGCAATGCCCATCGTTCAGTCGAACTCGCTCAAGGAGCAGATGTGGGAGCAATACAAGCTGGCGGTACGTGAAGCCCGTTCTGTTGATGCGCAGGAAAATTCGCTGCAGATGGTTGAAGCCACCGGCTGGCTGGAGTCGCGGTAATGGCCCGCGCATCAATCATCCAGACCAACTTCACCACAGGTGAGATGTCCCCGCGACTGATGTCTCGGGTTGATGTTCAAAAATATCAGAATGGCTGCGAGTTGCTGGAGAACTTCTTGATCATGCCGCATGGCGGTGTGACCAAACGCCCAGGATTCCGATTCATTGCAGCCACAAAAACGACGGCTGATACTTGGCTGATTCCGTTTAAGTTCTCAACAATTCAAGCCTACGTCATCGAGTTTGGTGCAGGCTATTTTCGATTCTTCAAGGACGGCGGCCAGATTCTTAGCGCGGGCGTTCCGTATGAGCTTGCGCACACGTACACGCAAGATCAGTTAGGTAGCGTCAAGTTCGTTCAGTCGGCTGACGTGCTGTTCATGTTCCATCCGCAGGTTAAACCCAAGAAGTTGTCTCGTACAGGGCACACCAGCTGGACGTTCACGGACTTTGAGTTCAAGGACGGTCCGTACATGGATGTTAACTCCGACACGGCAAAGAAACTAGCGGTTAGTGGTACAGCTGTTGGACCGGTCACTATTACAGCCACAGGCCACTCTCCGTTTGCAGCAACTGACGTTGGGCGCCTAGTGCGCATCGGTCCGTCTACGGCCTGGTCATGGGCAGTCATCACATCATTCACGAGCGCTACACAGGTAACAGCTGATCTTAAGGTAGCGGCTTCTTCAACAAGTGCCACGTCTGATTGGCGTCTTGGCGCCTGGTCCGACACCACTGGCTGGCCGTCACTAGCAACATTCTTCGAGGAGCGCTTGTGGTTCGCAAACACCACACAGCAACCGCAGACGGTCTGGGCCACGCGCTCTGGCGACTTCAACAACTTCGCCCCGTCAGACGCGGCAGGCAAGGTGCTGGACGATTCAGGACTCAACTACACGCTGAGCACCGACGACGTGAACTCTATTCGTTGGATGGTTCCAGGAAAAGTCCTGGTGATCCTGACGGATTCAGGCGAGTTTACAGTCTCGGCTAGCTCCCTGTATGAGGCTGTCACGCCAACTAATGTTCGTGTCATTCGTGAAACTGCACGAGGAGCTGCCAATGTTAAGCCTGTACTGGTGGATAAGAATCTGCTCTTCTGGCAGAGGGCACGTCGGAAACTTCGCGAATACTTTTATGATTTTAACGTTGATGGCTTCCGATCTAACGATGCTACGATTCTTTCTGAGCATATTACGTTGGGTGGAATGATCAGTATGGACTATCAGCAAGAGCCGCACTCCATTGTGTGGAGCGCTCGCGCGGATGGTCAACTGATCGGCTTCACGTATAACAAGGAGCAAGAAGTTCTCGGCTGGCACCGCCACATCCTCGGGGGCACCAACGCGCAGGTAAAACACGTAGCGTGTATACCAGGAGCCGATAATGATGAACTCTGGGCTGTTACCACCAGGACCATTGATGGCGGGACCAAGCAGTATATTGAGAGACTAGACCCTGAGTTCTATCCGAGTTCATCCGAGGATAAGGATGGTGCCTTCTTTGTGGATTGTGGCCTCTCTTATAGTGGGACCCCAATAACCCTTGTTTCCGGTCTAGACCATCTCAAAGGGGAAACGGTATCCATCCTCGGTGATGGCTCGGTGCGCGCCCCCAAGGTGGTTAACAGTTCTGGTCAAATCACGCTCGATCGTCCTGCATCCGTTATTCACGTTGGCCTAGCCTATACGGCGAAGTTGCGGTCTATTCGTTACGAGGCCGGTGGTAATGAGGGTACGGCTCAGACAAAAACTGGGCGTGTCCAGCGCCTGGGTTTGCGGCTGCTCAATACGCTAGGGTTGAAGTTCGGTCCGTCTGAGGACAAGCTTCAGGAGATTCAGTTCCGGATGGGCTTTCATAAGATGGATCAGTCTCCGCCGCTGTTTACTGGGGATCAGGTAGTGAATTTCCCAGGGGACTACGATCGTAGCCGTCAAGTTACACTCGTAGCAGATCAACCGTATCCATGCACGATTACTGGCCTAGTACCGTGGATGGTGGTCTACGAATAAGGAGGGCACATGGCCGTCGCTACGTCAACGGCTATGCTAGCCTCTACGGCGGCATCAGCGTTCTCAAACATCTGGGCTGGGCAGCAAGGTAAGGCTGCGGCAGAGTTCAACGCCAAGCAAGCAGAGCTAGACGCCGATCTGGCCAAGCAGCAGGCTGCGTTTGAGGAACGTAATTTCAGAGCGGGTGTTGATCGATTGCTTGGTCAACAACGCGCAGGTTACGCTAAGGCGGGTGTCCAGATGACCGGCTCAGCGCTGGACGTCGCGCAAGATACTACGATGCAGTCTGAAATGGACGCCCTGCTTATTCGCTATAACGGGATAATCAAGTCCAATGGTTATAGAACACAGGCGGCATTGCAGCGCTTGCAGGGGGCCTCAGCTAAAACGCAAGGGTTCATGAGCGCCACAGGATCTATCCTGACAGGTTACGCCCAGTGGAGCAACATGCAGGACCAACTGAAAGCAAATCCTGTATACCAGCCCACGTACACGGGGGCTGGGTTGAAATTGCCGTCAGCTCCGAATCTGGACTACATGGGCGGTGGGCAGGGAGTGAGGATTAAATAATGCCGAAAATCGATACCTATCAAGCGCGAGGATCCCTGCAAGGGGCCGGCAACAATCCGGACATGCGCCCACTGAATACTGCGCAGGGTCTTGCTGATATTGGCCAAGGCCTAGGAGCAGTTGCAAGGGCTTCGCATGAGGCTGACTTGCGTGCAAAGGCCGAGTTTGAGAAGCAGCAGGAGTATGATGCACATCTGTGGTCAATCAACCAGATGACAGACTTCCGTAATCGCATGGTTGCGAAGATGGAGGACGACAAGAACTATGCCCAACCTGGAGCTGAAGGCTTTGCTCTTGCGCAAAATAAGGCCTATGAAGACTCACTCGGCGAGTTGCGTCAGCAGGCTCCCAATACGCGTGCGCAGCAACTGTTTGACGTTCAGGCTCGACAGTTCCAAGATCAGTTTTTCTCGCAAGCTCTTACATTTGAGGCTCAGGAAAAGCAACGCTTCCGTGTACAGACGACTGTTGACTACGCGAAGAAGGAATCTCAGGCCTTGCTGCTGAACCCTGACCTGTATACATCAGTCGTGGTACCGCGTCTTGAGTCCATCAACGCCATGAATGTTCCGCCAAGCATAAAAGACCGCTTGCGTGAGGACGTGTCTTCGCACTTCTCTGAAACTGTCGTGCGGGGCGTCGGCAATAAAAATCCAGGCGAGGCTCTTCGGATGCTTGACGCTGGTGAATTCAACAAGCTGCCTGGGTTCAACCTCTACGGAGATAAGCTTGATCGTCTGCGGTCGCATCTGCTTAGTGCCTCGAATCAGATTCGGTCTGAGGCAGCCACGCAACTACGTATCACACTGGAAGACCACCTGGCAGACTACAGCGTGGGTAAGACCACTGAACCGCTACCGGCCGGCTATAACCTGACGCAGGTAAAGGACTTGCTCGGCCCGGCAGGTTACAAGCGGTATCAGGATCAGGTTGAAGTCATGAGTCGTGAGAAGATCATTGCTCGTGAGATTCGGCATGGGGATCTTACATCCACGGTCGAACGGCTCAAGACTGAACAGGTCTCCCAAAAAGCCCTTGTACCCTACACCGAGACCATTACGAAAGCTTCGCGCGACACAGGCGTTGATGCTGGTGTACTAGCTGCACAGATCATGGCTGAGTCTAACGGTAACCCGAATGCCCGTAATGACAAGACGTCAACTGGGCAGCCGTCACTGGGCATCAGCCAGTTCCAACCCGATACAGCCAAGCAGTACGGGGTCGATACTACCGATCCGCACTCGAGCATTGCTGGCCAAGCTCGTTACATGAAGGACCTGTTGAGCCAGTTCGGTGGGGATTATTCCAAGGCCCTGGCCGCGTACAACTGGGGTCAGGGCCGTGTAGCCAAGGCCGTTGAAAAGTATGGATCTGATTGGATGAGCAACATCCCTTCTGAAACGCAGGCATACGTCAAAAAAGTTTTATCGTCAAGCGCAAATGGAGTGGCCGGGGCAAAAATTGCTGGGGCCACTGCTGACATGCTGCAAGCTGAGGCTAAGCTACGAGCAAGTGATCCAGCCGCAGCCGCTGAACGAAATGCCGTTGAGCTCGATCCAACCAATTATCCCGGGCAACCTATTGCTGCCCGTGTTGCTACTCGTCTTGGTATTCAGCAAAACCAGTTCAAGCTTCCGGAGTTTCAGCAGCGATTGCTTACTAAGGACGAGGCGCAAGGCTATGTGAAGCGCATCAAGGATGCTGGAACCCTCGATGAGGCCCAGCAGATCATGAGCCAAATTCAGCAAGAGTTTGTTGGCCAGAGCCAGACGCCGCAGAACAAGCGGCTGTATGCGAAGTTCATGGGCGAGTTGTACGCCAATGGCCTCGATAAGGGTTACATGTTCCTTGACTTTACCCGGACCCAGGCCTATGGCAACATGTTTGCGCAAGCTCTGAAGTCCAAGTCCGAGGAGGAAGTCACTGCTGGTATGACGCCTGAGCGCATTAAGGAGGTGCGTAATGCCCTGACGTCAAATCAGGAATATCAGCAGTTCTTGCACATGCTGGCGGTGACTGGTGGAACCGCTGGCGGTGAGTATGCGGGCACGTTTGCAAAGACCATGGAACGAGCTGCATTTCTTGCGGCCCGCGATCCTAAGACCTCAGGTAGCGATCTGGTAAAGTCTATGGTCGAGGACCTGGTTAAGAAGCAGATGACCGTCAATGGAACGTACTACGTCCCAACAAGGGATCCGTACACACATCAAGGTTATGATGCCCAGCGCATCGATAAAGTCCTATCGCGGGCGGCTGAATCCTGGAAACTTCCTAGCGGCGAAAGCTTCAAGCCAGTGGTGAAGTCGGCGAATCCGCACCTGTCAGCCGCGTATACGGAAGAATCGATCAAGGACACACGTAATCTGGTCTGGCTCACGAATGAGGACGGCTCTGGCGTCTATCGTGCAGTTAAGGCCAAGGGAGCCCCTGGACTATTCGTACCTGTAATGGACGATAAGGGTCGTCGCTACGAAATCCGTTTTTCTGATACGGACTTCCTCAATGCACTGCTCGATGGGCGGGCAGCAACTGGCAAGGTCACGGGAGCTAAGTAATGGGTACTCTCTTCCTACCAGCGGCGCAAAACGATCAGGAGATGCAGGCCGACTTGCAGTCGCAACTGTCTCCGTCAGTTGGTCGTACGTACAGCCAGGTCTACAACTTTGATGTGCTCGAAGGCTTTACCGGTGCCATGGTAAAGCAGCATGCGCTCAATGACATCGCCAACACCGGTGAAAAACTATCGGTTGATCAACTGCGTAAGGAGTATCCTGACGGGCTTGTGAATTTCGATAGGCCGCTGGCGCGGGCGCAGGCGGAACTGATTCGCGATCGCAAACGCGAAGAGTTGCAACGCCAGGACATCTGGCAGCGCGCCGAGGGTTGGGCAACAGCCTCTGGAGTTACGGCCTCACTAGCTGCGGGAGTTGTTGACCCAGTAGGTACGGCAATTGGTATCGTTGTGGCGCCCGCGAAAGGGATTCAAATGCTTGGTGGCCTACGGGCCATGGCGGCTTCGTCATCGCTGGCCTATAGAGCCCTTGGAACCGCTGGCCTCACAGCCGTGGATGCAGCTATTGGTAACGCTGTACTCGAGCCATATAACCTGTACTCGCACCAGCAGTATTATGCCGATTATACCATGGCCGACTCATTGGCGAACATCGTGTTTGGCGGAGTATTCGGTGGCGCCCTTGGTGGTGGTGCAGTTGTCCTCGGTAGAGGTCTCAGTCACGTTGGCAAGTGGACGCCTGAATGGCTGCGTGGAAAACAAGAGGCGACGCATGAAACGTCCTTACATACCGCCGTTGCCCAGGTGCTTGACGGGCGTCCTGTGCAAGTGGAACCAATTCTGCGGTCCGACCCCAATCTGCGAATGGCAGAAGGTCACCCTGTACAAGCAGCTGAAATGGCGGGCCCGAGGGTAGCCGAGCCAACGATTTCTCCGCGGGGGCAAGACCCTAACGCCCCG